ATAAAACCATCCCGCTGTTCCTTCGGGTGATGGTGTTGTTGTGAACAACCCCCAGCCGCCACGGTCTGACAATGCCGGCCTGATAACAGAACGCCAAGTGTATTCAGACTGAAACGCGCACTCGTCTAGCACAACACCCGTCAATGCAGGGCCGCGCAATGCGTCGGGGTCTTCGGAGCCCTTCAGGTAAATAATAGAGCCATTGATCAAGTCGATGCGCAGATTTGACTCATTCTTCTTCCGTATCCAGCGATCTGGTATAATGCGTTTGTATGTATCCCATGCTATGTCTTTGGCCATGCGATACGTTGGCGCGACGTAATAGTAGACGCCAGTACGTTCAGCCGCTCCACGCAGCAGTTCAACACCCCCGAGCACCGTCTTCCCTCCCCTTCTGCCGGCCAGGACGACGCGGAAGCGCCTGCGATCCCGAAAGATGCGCCCCTGCACAGGCCGCAGTGACAGCGCGTTCCTGCCGGCCAGGAAGTCGCCGCTCTGGCGTGGCTTCACTGGGGCGGCAACGGTCACTGCATCATGCGGAGGTTTGCCCGCTGACTGTAGCTCAGGCTAGAGTGTGAATCTGCGCCTTCTGAAAACGTGTCGATTACCAAAGTACGGCTGTCAAATGCCTTCTACAGCAGCAAGGACAGCCCGTTCTATCTGGATCGGCTTGTACTGCAAATGCGTGATAGGTGGGAGATTGTCCATGCCGTCGTCCAGGGCACGGAGTATCTGCATGAGCACGCGCATATCTATTTGCCAAGAGAGCCTAGAGAGCAAGAGGATTCGTGGAAAGCACGCCTGAACCGCTCGGTGCTTACACCGTTCACAAAACGGCTGATCAGCAACGCTGCAGGGCTGGTGCTACGCCGGCCTATCCATCTGGAAGGTGGTGATCCGTTTTGGGAAGAGACATTTCGCAAAAACGTAGACGGCGATGGCACGTCGCTGGACCAATTCGCCAAAAAACGGCTTGAAATTGCGCTGTCGTATGGCATTGCCTACATGATGGTTGATGCGCCGGAAAATCGAGCCGAAAATGCTGCGGAAGAGCTTAATAATGCGCTGCGGCCATATTTTGTGCAAATTGACCCATGGCAAGTGCTTGGTTGGCGGCGTGAAAGCGATGATCCCGGCGCACAGCTGACGATGTTTAGGTATCAGGAAGAAATGAAGACAAATGATGGGCTGTACGGTGAAGAATGGAAGATGGTAGCGCGTGTGATTAAGCCTGGCATGTTTTCTGTCTATGACAGCGAAAATAAATCTGTTAAAAATGGTGAGTTTGGGCTGGATTACGTCCCGGTGATCGGCATTTACGGTGAACGTGAAGGGTTCATGGTTGGTACGCCACCATTGGCTGATGTGGCTAGGCTAAATGTGACGCATTTTCAGCGTATGGCTGATTTGCTGCACTCGCTGCACGTTGCTGCGATTGGCCTGCTTGTGCTGGAAGATTATGATAGCGACGAGGGTATCACGGGGCTTAGTTATGCGATCAGGATGAACCAACCCAGCAAGGCGTACTGGGTGAAGTGTGATGCTGGTTCATTTGACGCGCAGGCTAATGCACTGGAGCGGCTTGAAAATCAAATGTCGCATTTAGGCGTCACCAAGCTGTTGGGGCAAAAGTTTGTTGCAGAAAGTGCTGACTCCAAGCGCATTGATCAGCAGCAGGCCAATAGCGTGCTTGCGACAGTATCGCTGGAGCTGGAGAATGCGTTAAATGAGGGCTTCCGTATTGCCGGCGAATACATGGGGCTGGAGCCGCCGAAAGTTGTCATTGACAAGGACTTTGACTTCTACCGCTTGCTTGGTCAAGACGTGGGCGTGTTGGGCGAACTGCACAGGAACGGGCAGGTCAGCGATAAACTCTTCCACCTGATCATGCGTCATGGTGAGTGGATTCCACCTGAAGTCAACCTGGAAGATGAAGCAATCGAAATCAGAAGGCTGCAGGCAGAAAAGCAGCGTGTTATGATCGAAGCTGAGCAAGCTAGGCGCAATGCACCAGGCACGGAAGAGACTGTTGACCCTGATCGAGCAGCAAGCGCTTAGCGTTTATGATGCTGCCATAAAAGAATCCCTCCCCATACTGCGCAGGCAATACGGGGAGGGATTTGCAGGCGCAGGGCTCAAAGCGGCTGCGCGTGACGCCAAGACTTGAACCGTTCGTCAGGGCCGTTCTTGATGGTCTTGACTTCAGTCATTTCGCTGTCGCCATCATCGTATGTGGTTTTCTTAACCACCAGTGAACCGATACTGATGCGCTCGACCACAGGGCCGGCAGCTGCAACCTCCTGCTCTTCGACTTTAGGCGTTACGGCAGCAGGCTTGGGTGCGGCGGGTTTGGGCGTTGGCGCAGATGGACGGCTTGAACTCCTGGAGCCAGAAACTGTCATGGTGTTTTGAGGCAGTTGCACGCTATAGTGTAGCGCATCCATCAATCATCCCATGACACTCACGCCGGAAGAAATCGCTGCGCTGCAGGAGAAGGCCGCCAAGACGGAGCAGCTGGAGCAACGGCTGGCTGCATTGGACGGCAAAAAAGGCGAGATCCTGGACGAAAAGAAGCAGCTGCAGCAGCAGTTGCAAGAGCTGCAAGACAAGGAGCGGGCTCGCAAGGAAAAGGAGCTGGAGGAACAGGGGGAGCTGGCGAAGCTGCTGGAGGAAACCCGCAAGAACAATCAGCAGCTGCAGAAGCAACTGGAAGAAAAAGAGCAGGCGGTGTCTGCTGCCGAGCAAAAGCGCATTGAAGACCGGGTGCGCTCTGACTTCATGGCGGCGGTTGCTGCTGACGTGTTCAACCCTGAACACGCCTGGGCGCTATTTCAGGCTGCTGCGCAAGACCGCGATGGCAGGACCATCGTGGCGTACAAGGGTGCGGAGATCAGCCCGTCTGAGCTGCCCGCCAAGATGCGTCTTGATACCAACCTCGCCTATCTCTGCCGGCCTGCCAAGAAAGGCGGCATGGGCGCCCCAGCAGGCGCTCCCGGCGGCGCTCCGGAGGCCGTCAGCAACCCCTATATCGCCGGCAATGTGACCGGGCAGCTGTTGGCAGAAATGGACAATCCCGAAGAAGCTGCTAGGCTAAAAGCTGAAGCGCGTGCTGCCCGTGCAGCCGCCAAATAGGTAGGGCAAGGCTGCGCCGCGTCCCGCCATAGAACCGAAGCTGCGCGACGGTTCCGGCCTGCGGCCACAACGCACACCCCGCTTTATTTCCAATGGCTTGGACTGGCAATTATGGGGGCACGTTTGCAGGTGATGTTGCAAGCCTTACCCGGCTCGCTACCTCTGCACCGTTTGCCCAATACCTGCAGGAGCAAATCTTCCTGCAATCCCGCATGATCCGTTCGGGCATCATGGCCCGCAACGAAGGCTTGGTTGCCACTGTTGGCACCCGCATCGAGGCGCCCTTCTTCGATCCCCTGGACCCGGATGAAGAGCGTATGGAGTCCAACAACACCTGGGGCGAAGAAGGTGAGGGCCACTTCAAGGTCCAAAAGATCACCGCTAAGACTCAATACGCCACGATCACGCACCGAGGCTTTGCCTATGGCGTGGACAAGCTGAGCAAGCTGGCGATTGGTGAAGACCCCATGGGCGTGCTGGCTGCTCAGCTCACCCCGGCAATCGACAAGCTGCGCACCCGCAAGCTGATCTCCCACCTGGAAGGTCTGCTTGGCACTGGCGGCCCGTTGAACGCCACCAACGCGCTCGACATTACCGCCAACGTGGTGCCGGGTAGCCTCACTGAGGCCAACTACCTCACCGCTCCGGCGGTGGTTCGCGCCCGCTACCTCCTGAATGAGCGCCAGAGCGCTATCACGACCATCGTGATGCACTCGCTGGTTGCTGCGTACCTGGAGCAGATCGGGATGCTGACCTACGAACCTGCTGGCGCTATCGCGGCAGCCGGCGTCGGCCTCACCCTGGGTCGTGGTGGTATTGGCGTGACCAGAGCAGACATTGGCTATTTTGCCGGTCTGAATGTGATCGTTGACGACCAGTGCCCGGTGATTGCCGGCACCGCAACCCATGGCCTCAAGTACGTCTGCTACCTGGCCGGCCCTGGTGTTGTGCAGGAAGGCGATCAATCTCCTATCGAGATCGAGCCCTTCCGCAACCCGCTGTCCAAACAGGACGGCATCGTGGTGGATTATCACCACGTCCAGCACGTTGTTGGCACCACTTGGGACGCCAATTTCGATAACCCGACCAACACGCAACTGCTGACTGCTGCTAACTGGGATCTCGCTTTTGAGGAGCCCAAGTTGATTCCAGCAGTGCGCCTGACGGTGCAAACTCCTTTCGGGGGCGTATCCCCCTGAGCAGGGGCCGGGTGATGGATCAGGGGGCTCCGGCCCCCTTTTTCATGGCCTGATCTGGGCTATGCTGGAGCCGAGCCCCGCATCGTATTCCGATGGCTACTTTCAATTCCCTCAAGACCGCCAAAGGTCAGCTTGACGTGCAAGGCGCTGGCGTTGCCTTTGCCGCCCTGCCTGCTTCGCCCACCCTGGGCATGATCCGCGTGGTCAACAACGCCACCGAGACTGTCGTGGGCGAGGTCGCTGATGGTGGCGGCTCCGCGAAAGTGCTGGTGTGGTACAACGGCACCGCATGGCGCATCATCGGCGGCACTGGGTACGTCGCTCCCGACTGATCGCCATGAGTAGCGTCTACTTCTGGCCATGGCATCGCCTTGGGCGCCCGTATCGCTTTGACTGGCCGGATGGGCAGCAGCCTTGCAACTGCACCCCTCCTGCGCTCATTACGGTGCAGAATGCTGACGCCTACATGGCGACCACACTTAAGGCCGATGCCTGGGCGGCGCTCAGCTCAACCCAGAAGGGGCAGGCACTCAAGTCTGCCCAGGACGCTCTGCGCACGCTGAAATGGTGCACAGATGAAACGACATGCTGCGGCAATGAACTGATCCCAAATTACACCGCTGCTGCATCAGAGCTGGCGCTTGTATTGTTCAACGACAATACAGCAGTCTTCGGCGCTGCCGATCAACTTCCCGTCCCAGTTGTCAAGCGCGAAAAGCTGGGCGATTTGGAGCAGGAGTTTTTTGCCCCTGACATTACACGCAACATTCGCGTACTGCCGAGTGATGGACGTGTTGGCAGGTATTCGCCAACAGTGCTACGCCTGTACCCGTGGCTGCTTGATTTAATCGGCTGCTGGGTTGACCGGCAAAACTCTACAACCGTTCGGCTGCTGAGAGGATAAATGAGCGCTCCGCAAGATGCTTGGGCAAAACCACTGGCCAAGCGGCTTGTTGATCGCTTTCGCTCGCAAGCGATCTCCTACATCCGCATCACCCCTGGCGCTTACGACGAAACAACCGGCACGGCGACTGTCACCGAAACTGTCATTCCCGCTGCCGGCGCTGTTGTCAAGTCGATGCAAGGCGAGCGTGATGGCGTGCTGCAGGGGCATGAAGTTGAGGTGTGGATTGACCACGAAACCGTGCCGTGGCCGGTCACAACCAACGACCGTCTGCAGTATCTGGGCAAGCGCTGGAAGATCACAGCAATCGACCCCACCTACGGCAGTGGCGGCGAACCGTCCACCGGGGTGATTTATCTGACCACGCTTGATGGCAAAATTATCACAACGCTTGACGGCAAAGCGCTGATCGTGCAAGGCTCAGGTGGTGGCAGCGGTCAGTTTAATATGTATGCCAGCAAGGTAACAGCGAGGGCAGAATAATGGCACGGCGCATTGCAAGAAGAGCGGGCAAGGGCTTCGGCAATGACCTGCGCAATCTGGCGCCCGATGTTCGCAAGATAGCAGTAGACGCGCTGCGTAATGCGGCCAAGGAAGTATTGAACGACCTTGCTGAGATCAGCCCGAATTGGGGCGGGACATTCCGGCAAAGCTGGTACGTCGAAACTCCTGATGGCAAAAGAGGCGTCAAGCCCACAGGTGAAGACGGTAAATACAACTTGTTTAACATCCCCCAGTTAAGCACGCAAGGCCGTGACGTAAGGGGCCGCTTTACTTCTGCGCCGCCAACAAGCAAGACTCAGCTTTTTATTGGCAACTCGGCGTCATACGCAACGCAAGCGATGGACCTGGAGCCCGGAGATTTTATCTATCCTGGTTTTGAGCCGGCGGGGAAAGAGCAGCCAAGAGGCGAGCGCCAAAATAATATCAGGGGCGATCTAAAAGCCCCTGGCGGCAATCGTTCCACCGCTCCACTGGACTGGTATTCTACTTATATGGCTGGCGGTGCATTTAGGGCTGCCTTCAACAAAGGCGCCAAGGCAGGCTTCCTTGAGGCCCGCAATCGTCCGCGCCCCGTGCAGCAATGACAATCCCACTCCAGCAAATCCGTGGCATCTACGAGCGCATTGTTATTGATGCCGCCGATCCCGTGCCAACATTTGTCGAAAACCAATCGACAGTAGATTTTGACGCGCTGAGCGAGTATTGTCTTGTGCGTGTTAATTTTGGCTTGATACAAGAGCCCGTGATTGGCGGGCAGGCGCAATGGAATGTGCGCGGTGTTGTGGTGTGCGAAATCTACTCGCGCAAAAATATCGGCCCTGGTCGTGGCATCGAAATCGCGGCGCCGATCATCGACGCGCTCAGCGCTCTCAACGCTCCCACCCCGCCGGCAGCGCAGCAGATCATCGCTCGCGTCGGCCCCGTGACCGGCCCCACGCAGGCGCAGCTGCAGGACAGGCCGCACCACTTCACACGCTTCTCGCTGCCGATCCTGGCCCGCAGTAGGCCCATCTTGGCAACACCGCCGCCACTGCCGTAGACTATGGACTGAAGCTCTCCATAGCCGGCCACGGGCCGGAACGCTCCGATGCCCGTCACCAACTGCGGCCAAACCACCGTCCTCACTGGTCAGGACGGGATGATTACCATGAAACCCCCCGGCACGCAAGCCTGCCTGCTGGACTTCACCGACTTCCCTGAGCCGGTCAGCCCGGCAACCATCTCGGTGCTGGGAATCCCGGCCAACTCTGACTTCCGCGTGAACGATCCCATCGTCTTCACCGTGAAGGGCACTGCCAGCCTGGACACCGCTCTGACCCCAGGGACCGTCTACTACATCAAGACCCGCCCCTCGGCCACCACGGCGACAATCTCGGCCACCCTGGGCGGCACTGAGATCGCCTTCAATGGCGACGGCGGCTCGGGCACTGCCGACACCCCTGGCGCCGGCAACTACATCGACATGAGCTTTGCCACCGCTTTTGCGATGTGCGAAGTGCCCTCGGTGACACTGAACATCACCCGTGGCGAGATCGACCGCACTTCGATCCCCTGCAAGCCTGGCGTTGGCGCCAATGGCCCCAAGCTGGCCCGCTTCCGGCAATACCAGTCGGGCTTTGCCGATGGCAGTGGCACGCTGACGCTGCGGCTGATCGAGGATCTGGCTGCCTTCAACAACCGAATCATTCAAGGCACGCTGTTCAATGATCAGAACGGCGCTGTACTGAAGGCGTACTTCAATGCCATCGCCAACAGCGGCAGCACTGCTGTCGATGACACCACTTCGCTCTACAGCGAGTTCCCTGTTATCCTGCTCGGCTTCGACACCGGCATCAGCCAGGACGACACCCCGACCGAAGTGGCCGTGAACTTCCGTGTTTCCGCTCAGCCGACGCATCTGTTTGGCCTGACGCTCTGATCACTTGCGGATAACCACACAGCGGGGCTCCGGCCCCGCTTTTTCATGCGCTGATTCGATGCTATGATCTGACCGTTGCATTCCATCCCTCATGGCCAAGAACATCAAGGAACTGCTCAAGCGCACTCGCCAGCGCCGCAAAGCCGAAATCACGCTTAGCACTGGTGACGTAATCGAGCTGTATTTTGTGCCGCTGACCGAAGCAGAGGACGAAAAGATCCGCGAAGCAGTTGAAAGCGACAAGCGCAACAACGCTTATGGCCTGCGCGTGCTGGTGAACAAAGCCGAGTACGAAGATGGCAGCAAGATGTTCAATCTTGGCGACATTCCCACCATGCGCAATGAGTACGCCAAAAGCGACTTGACCGCCATGATGGAAGCGCTGGTGTTCAACGGAGGCGTGCTGGCGAAAGAAGACCCCAAAAGCGATCAAGGAAGCGATCAAGAATGATCCGCATTTAATGATTCGTCTTGCGTTGTGCAAGGAGCTGGGAATGACACCTTCTCAGCTCAAGCGCAACGCTACAAAGGACGACATTATTATGATGGCGGCATACTTTGATATTCTCGCTGACGACATGCCAAAACCGGGCGGCCCGTCTGTTCCCCAGGCCAGAAGACGCTAGTCTGGGGCACTGACACCGGGCAGGCGGGGCGTGGCTGATTATTATGAAGGCAGGGTCAGGCTAACCGCCGACACGTCCCAAGCCGACAGAGAGCTAAGCCGATTTGTCGGAAGGGTTGAAAAGCCGCTCAATGTTGACATTCGACTTGCCGGCGCTGACGCACTTGGCAAGCTGGCCAATCAAATGTCCGCAGTTGAAACGCGGGCAGTCAACCTTGCGGCTGCGGTTTCTCGCATAGGCGGCGAAGCGGCCACTATTAAGTTTAATGCCAAAGTGGATCGCGGGTCAATCAACCGCGAACTTGATTTAGTCAGCCGTCAATTTCAGCGCAGAAACTGGCGCTTAAATGTAAATGATACATCAATTA